AAGCTCAACCACTTCCTCTGCCGTCTTGATTGCTTGACCTAGTGGTTTGCCGTGCTGAATGATGCCGCGTGCGTAACCCCACATCTCGATTTTGTTTTCAATGTCTGCGAATGTTGTCATTTCAGTTCCTTTTTGGTTCCGTCAGGATAGTGAAGTGTTTTGCCCATAAGACTGGGAAGTGAAAATGCGTCCATGCAGCCTTGTCGTGTCGGGTGAGTCTTGAGTTCTGGGCAAAGATATTTGCCTTCCATCTTGTCCAAGCTCCATGGTGTTGCTTTTGTTGTCATACTGCTTTCATTACCCTCTGGCCTCGACCAGAACGTCCTTTCCTTGTTTCACCTGTGTAAATGATGTGTCCCTTGCGGAACAATCCTGAGAATCGTGCTGTTACGCTTGAGTAAGCCATGTGTGGCAAAGCGTCTTGCACATCGTCACTGATGCAGCCATCTGGAAACTGTTTAATCACATCCAGAACGATCAACTCCATCGGGTTTGGTGCAATGGACTGCGCTGCCTCAACAGACGTTTGTGGAGCGTCTTTGCGGACAAATCTGCGCCAAATTAGATTTATGATAGTCATGCTTCTCTCGCTTTCAGCATGGCGTCGGCCATTTCGTATGACGCATCGGCAATGTTCTTTAGCCATCCCTCGGAGGTATCAGACTCTTTGAGCATTGCGTCGCCTGCAATGAACCCTTGCATCGCCTTGGCCGCAAAGTAGTCGCGCAGTGTCATGCCTACATGAATGTGTCTCAAGTTTTCTGAAGGTACGTCATACATCAAAGGAAACGCTGGCCCACCTGTTTGTTTGTCAGTCATATCAGCCCCACAAAAAATCTTTGTTATCTGCCAAAGCATCACCAAGCGCACTGGCAACATAGTTGCGAGCCACTTGATCTGCACTGTGATCGTTGAGCGTTTTGATCGCCAACTGAATCATGTTACGTAGATGCTCCTTGCTTGGCATCTCGATATCGTCTTTATATTCAAGGTCTGTCATTGCTTTCTCCTTAAATTGTTTGCAAAACATCTTCACTGAAAGACATCTCGCCTTTGCCAGACTTTCCAGTTGCAGGGTTGTAAGGCTTAACTTGAACAAGTGTTTCGCCTGCAATGTTTCGGTAGCCAAGCACAATGAAGTAGCCTGCAACTTTACCCTTGACGATTTGGTTGATGTTGAACTTAGTCATTTGCGATCTCCTGTGTGTGTTGCGATGAAAGTGATTATACACACATTTCACACACAAACACACACTTAGGGAAAGCACTTACTTATCTGTTGCTTTTTTGCAAATGCTTACGATCTGGCCAGACAGACTACGCTGCTCTGATGCAGCCTGTTTGCGTAGCTTCTCCAAGATGTCCAGGGGCAATCGAATCGTGACGAACTTGGTTTCTTGTTTCATGGTATTTCCTTGTTGGTGCTGGCCCCGATGTAAAGCCTCGGTTATGACATCAACCTAGATTAAGGTTACATGGCTGCTAAGACCATGCGCCAGCGTAATGGGTGGGCTACTTCGTCTGCGTCTGGTGGGCCTGATGGTGCATGAACTTAATCACTTTCAACAGGTCAGTCGTGTTCCACCAGCATCCGTCTTTTCACCCGTATCTCAGAAAGGCAAATCGCTTGGCATATCGTCAAAACCAGACGATGCTTGCTTTACAGGCTTTGCAGCAGGCTTGGCATCCTTTGGCTTGACGGACAAGCTGAAGAACTTTTTAGAGCCATCCTTGCTGACCTTAATCCATGCAGACAGCCAGTAATCAGTGCCATCTACATTGATTGACCCAGTGTATTCAGGATGCTTGTCAGTCTCACGGCGATCGTTTTTAAAGAGCGTTCCGGAGTTGGTGTTGTCGTACTGTGTCATTTTTCACCTTTCAATGTTGCGATCTTCTGATCGACTTCGTTTAAAAACTCTATTACTGCCGCTTCAAGCTCTGCAATCTTTTCGTCATCACGTTCAACACGGGTAACGAACAGTTGCAAATCTTCAGGCATCCTTGGGTCAAAGCTAACAAAGTCACACCATTTGCGACCAGTAACAGCCATTTGCCACTGCATTTGATTGATGTACCTGGCATCCGCTTTCTTGGCGATCAGTGTCTCGATGTGAGTTGCTGTGTTCGGACACTTGATTTCTACGAGACCGTCATCACCAATCAAACCGTCTGGAGAGGCTCCAGCCATTTCAATTGTCGGATGCTGACGAAATCCTTGCTCATCCACCAAAACGTCCTTAAACGTCTCATAAGCGTCTCTGGCAAGTGGTTCTGTATCAGTGCCCCATTGCATCGCAGAACTGGAGAACGATTCCGCTTGTTTACCAGTTAACCGTTCAACAATAAGTTGGCTCATGTAATTGCCGCGGGTTGCGCCATAACCAGTCTTGGTTTTGGCAACAACATCACTGACACGGGATGCTGTTACCTTGCCCAAACGGGCAGAAAACCATTCATCAGTTCGTTGTTCCATTTAGTGCCTCCAGTTTTGCTTTCTGTGAGTTCTTTGCATTGATGACCAGCTTCTGAGCATCTTTGTCGCTACCAGCGGCTTTGTAAGCCAGCGTGTAAACGTCTTTGAGTTCTTCCAAAGTCTCGGCTGAGTGAATCTTGAGAATCTCTGCGCTAACGTCAACGAATGGTTCTTCAGGCAAATCCTCGCCAGCGTAGATATACAGACCAAGACCGTGCAGGCTCAGTGCTTTGGTCATGCAACGCATGATTGCCGTGTTGACTGCAAAAGCATCAGGAGCAGGAATCGCCTTGTTGCGGTAGTCCATCACTGGAAGCTGGCAGGTCATTGGCTTGCCAAACATTGTCACAGTGACCCAGACCATTGCCGTGCCGTTAATGTCCATGTAGCACTTGTCGCCAAACATCTCGACCTTGTACGTTGCTTGCGGGTCGGCTTTGATTGCCTCTGCCCAAGCCCATGCCCAGGACAGGTAAGACAGACCGTTTTTCTTTTCAACGTGGTCGTTTACGTTTAGTTTTAGCAGATCGTTTGTATCCATCACATCACCGTCACTTTCTCAAAGTCATCGTTATCAAAAAACACCACCGAACCATCTGTGCGTGTGATTGCGGCCATACAGCCATCGTCCATTGCGTATTCCAGCGTCATCACAGCATCTGTCAGCTCATAGCTTTCGTGAATAAACTCGTGCAGCTTACGCAGGCCGCGTTCGTTGATTGCGTGAACTTGTCGCATCTTTGTTTTGACGTTCATTACATCACCCACCCAAAGTAGATGACAAAAGGTGCGCCAATCACTGCTGCAAAGATGGTGGCGTGGAACAGATCAGTTGCGAATTTCATTGCTCTCTCCGTGTTGTTGATAGACGTATATTACCACAGCTTTTCACACAATCAAATTTATTTTTATGGTGTAGTTGTAACAAAACAACAGCAAAGTGATGTACGATATCGGCAAAGGAGAAGCCATGATTGACCCTAACGTCGAGTCTGTACGAGAGAAGATGAGGCAAAGAGCCGAAGTTGGATTTGCAAAGTACGGGTGCACAACAGAGCGATCTGACATTGACATTGTTGGATGGATCACGCACTTGCAAGAAGAATTAATGGATGCTAGCATATACTGCCAAAAACTCCTCATGGAAATTAAAAAATGGGATACAAACTCAAAGATTTAGTTGGACAGAAGTTTGGTCGGTTGACTGTTGTACAGCTTATGCCTTCAAAACTATACGGATCAACAAAGAAGCGAAGGTGGCTTAGTGTTTGCGATTGTGGAAACAAAACTGAGACAGATACTGGTGCACTAACATCTGGTAATACGTTGTCTTGTGGGTGTTATGCGTCAGAAATCGCCGCCGATAACGGAAGGAAAAGTCGTGCGTCTGTTGCAAAACAAAGCTCTTCATTTAACATAATGAAGGGTGTATACATAAGAAACGCAAAAAAAAGAGAGTTGCAATGGTGTCTGAGTGATGATGATGTAAAAACGCTATTTAAAGATAACTGTTTTTACTGTGGACTTGAGCCATCAAACAATTACACTTCTGCGTACTACGATATAAAGTACAGCGGAATTGATAGGGTTGACAACACTCTTGGATACACCAAGGAAAACACTGTGTCATGCTGCAAAACTTGCAATCACGCAAAAGCAACAATGACACAAAAAGACTTTGTTGCTTGGATTTTGAAGGCATCAAATCATATCCAGAGGCTCAAGAAAGACGTTGAATCACTGACCCGTCCTGACATCAAGATTAATTCGTATGGCGTTGCTGTTGACCAGACGAGGTTTTGGCTACCGATGGAAGATTGTCCAAAAGGCGTTAAGGTTCAACTGCTGACAGCTTCAGGTGTCGCCGTTTATGGAAAGGTCGGCGACAAGAATCATGAAGTGTTTGAAGGATGGGCAGCCTTGCCCAAAAAACCGTAACTGTGTTATAGTTGCATTTGAGACGGTTTGTGAGTTGCGTGGACAAGACGCAGATACTCATAAGCCGTCACAGGCTGACCCCTGAAGGTTTGGTGCTTGTCCCACCAGCTTTCAGGGGTTTTCTTTTTGGAGTTATTTATGCCGACAAGGTACTTGAAGCCTGGCGTAAGGGACAGTGAAGCTATCGACTCACTCAGTCCATTGGCAGAAACACTTTTCTACCGATTGCTTGTAACGGTAGATGACTTTGGTCGATATGACGGTCGACCAGCTATGGTCAAAGCACATTGTTTTCCAATCAAAGATATGACAGCTTCAAAGTGCGCCTCATTGCTTGATGAGTTGCATAACGCTGGTCTGATTCAGCTATACACGGTTGATGGAAAGCCATGTATTCAAATGTGCAAATGGGACAACATACCACGAGCAAAGGAAAGCAAATATCCTGCACATGATGACGCTTGCGCACACTTGCATACATCTGCAAACAATCAGCATACAGTTATACCTTTAACCGTAACCGAAACAGAAACAAAAACTGAAACCGTAAACAGAAACACGCCTAACGGCTTTCAGGATGTTTTTCCGGAAGGTTTGGATTACAGGTCTTGGGTTAGATGGGTTGATTACAGGAAACAGATTGGCAAGTCGCTGAAGCCTGCGTCAATCTACTCTGCGCAGCAAGCATTGGCAAAACATGGAGATCAGCAGGCCGCAGTTGTTGAACAGTCAATTGCAAATGGGTGGCAGGGTCTTTTTGCCTTAAAGACAACTGGTGCAACTGCAAACAAACAGGTTGCGCTTGAGCAACGCAATCAGGCTGCTGTTGACGAGTGGCTTGCTCAACAAGGAGACATCCATGAAACCAACTGACAAACAGCAGTTTTCTTCAATGCTGCGTGATGTGATGGCTTTTTACAAGCAGGATGTAAGTCCGTTTGCTTTGAGCGTATGGTGGCAGGCTTGTGAGAACTTTGAATTTGAGCAGGTATCCAAGGCATTGACAAAACACGCAATGGACGCAGAGCGCGGAATGTTTCCACCGAAGCCTGCTGACTTGGTGCGACAGCTTGAAGGAACTGCAACTGACAAGGCCATGCTTGCGTGGGGTAAGTTGTTTGAAGCAATGGGCAGGATTGGTGCTTACACGGATGTTGTCTTTGATGACCCTGCTATTCACGCTGCCGTTGAGGACTTGGGTGGGTGGGTCAAGATTTGTCGCATAGAAACAAGCCAGTTGAGCTATTTGCAGCACAGATTTTGTGAAGCGCATAGGGCATACACATCACGTGGTCAATTTGATTATCCAAGGCGTTTGACCGGAGACAGAAGTCCAGACGAAATGTATGCCAAGAAAGGATTGCCACTTCCAAGACCTGCACTGATTGGTGACGCAGATCGCGCAAAGCAGGTTTACAAGCAAGGTCAAATTGCTGGAAAAACTGGCGTTTCATTTGTTTCACTTGCTGATCTTGCGGGTAAATCACTTCAGATTGGAAACTGACATGAACTACATCAAACGGCTGATCGTAAGACTGTTGTCAGCATTGAGAAGCAATATATGCACTCAGGACTGCAACCAAGGACGTTGCTGTAACTGCAAGGAGAAAAAATGAACAAGATTGAATTTGGAGATTGCAGAGAAATAATGCGGAATTGGGCTGCTGATGGCGTAAAGGTTCAAACCTGCGTCACAAGCCCTCCTTACTTTGGATTGCGTGATTATGGTCACGAAGGACAGATCGGGCTGGAGCAGACACCAGATGAATACATCGCCGCTATTGTCGAAGTGTTCCGATGTGTGCGCGATCTACTGTCAGACGATGGTACGCTATGGTTGAATTTGGGCGACTCTTATGGATCAGGAAAGCAGCTTCTCGGTATCCCGTGGCGTGTTGCTTTGGCATTGCAAGCAGACGGATGGATTCTTCGTCAAGACATTATTTGGAACAAGCC